ATGCGAAAAACTCATAACCCTTGCGAGTTATGAGCTGTGAGCTAGTCGTACATGGCGTGCCAAATATCCGTGATGAGCTCATCGAGTGTATCGTGGTTCAGATCTGGATCTGCGTTGTCGCAAGCTTTGTTGACCGCTTCTCGAATCAGGTAGAAACGATGCTCGGCCTTGTAGTCGCGGTACATCAGAAAACAAATCAGCGCGATAAACAGCATGATTACAATGGACATGATGGGACCTTTCGGTAGGTAGTAGTCTCATTATAGCCCTTGTAAATTATGCGAAAAACTCATAACCCTTGCGGGCTATGAGAGGAGAGTATCAATTGATGACGAATAGTCGCATGATCATCCATCGGAACAGGATATTCCTCGGCCACAGGCATAGGAAGACGAGGAGTATAGTGAACATGATTTCGAACATGGCGGGTCCTTTCAGAGTTGGTGTCTTCTCATTATAGGGCCTGTAATTCATGCGAAAAACTTAAGAACCCCTGTTTTTTAGGAGTCCTTAAGTTTTTGGTCTAGAGGCGGATCTTAGTGATGAATCCGACAGCCTTAGACGCAAGCGGATGCAGTTGCTCATAATTAAGCACGGTCAGGATACCTGCGATCGAACAGACTGCACCGATGATCGAATCTCCGGACGGGACCAGTCGACGAGAAACCGGGTCGGGCTTTTCGTTGATCTGATGGATCGTCTTGAGGTTGTCGATGGCGATGGTCGTCTTCGGATCGTCAGCATCCATGCTGAAAACTTGATTGATGAGGTCCTGCTCGATGTCGTCGAGGGTGAGGTTTTCATCGGTCATGAGATATCCTTTCTGTAGATCTCATTATGCCCCTAGTTTTCCTTGCGTCACATGTCCGGAGACTCCTGAACCTTCAGAAGCATCGTGCCGTTTGAGACAACCGTGTCGGTAGGAGTGGTGAGTGCAGCATACGTTTCCTGGGTGTTGGGGTTAACGTGAAGGACCCCATCCACTGCCGGCTGGTACCTTACCGAGGAAATCCCGATGAACGCACCCAGAAGGGTGTCGAACGCCAGGATCGTTCCGCTGACCTCCGTGATGTGGGGCCACCCCCACAGCGACGCGATGGTCGTGTAGAACGTGCCGATTGCGGGAATTGCAATCAGCGCGCAATACTTGAGAATGTTGTATACCTTGTCAGTCATCGTCTTCCTTTCGACGAATCGGGAGGTTCGTGACCTCCTTGAAAATCTTCTCCGCGAGACCATTGCCCCCGAAGACTGCATAGGGCGAATATAGGTACTTGACAAAGTCCTCATACTCGTCCTTAGTGACGTACCCGCGGTCGATGTACTGCATACCCTGCTCAATTATCTGGTTATGAGCAAGACCCAGCATCAACTTTGTAGTGGCGTCGTTCTTGTCTGTCTTCTTACCGAAGTAGATCCAGAGACCATTGGAGGAAATGAGAGCTACAGCGACGGAGATCAATACCTGAAGCCAAGGATCCATAAATATAGCTCCTTCCTAAGTGCCTATTATCGCACGAAGACGTAAGGACACACCCCATGCTGAACCTGGTAGGTCGACATGATCACGCCCTCGTTCTTACGGACACAACCGTAATACCGCTGGGATGCTCGGGCGTGAAGCCAGATTCCAACCGTGTCCGGAAGATGAGGAGTCCAGCCGTACTTGAAGGCCGCGAACTGCTTGGTGGACGTCGTCTGAGTAGACCACTGTTCGTTCGCCAGAGTGCTTACGATCCTCGTACCGAACCAGTCGATCTCTGTAGGCAGGACGATCTTCTTCTTGAGACGAGTGTAGCCGGTAGGACCGCCGATACGCATAGCCTCCCAGCTACCGCTCTCCCAAGCGCCCTCGAACGAGACGATGTGTTCGAGAATATGCGACGCGCCGAAGACGGCCTCGAACTTGTAGAGCTGCCAAGTAACCAGATTGGAGTAGATATGCGTGTCTTGCATGGCGACATTGACGTCACCTGTAAGCATCTCCGCCCGTCCAAGACTCTGGTCAGGCATGATCGTCAGATAGGTAGACGGAAGATCCTGCATGGTCTGGTTGGCGGCCTCGAAGTCGACGATCGTCCACTTGATACCGTCCTTCTCCCAGTAGTCGCCCAGCCAGATATCAGTCAGAGTACCGTTGGCCACGGCCGCCTGCTGCTCCGGAGTGTAGCGACTACCGAGGTTCTTACCGCGCCAGATAACCTTATGCATCTGGGGGATCGGTTCGAAGAACTTGTAGACGGCCTCGGAAGTCTTCACGGTCTTAGTCCCGCGAGTACCATCCGTGATCAGAAGGTCGTCGGGCAGAACGGTGTCTGCCTTAGGATATGCGTCAAACTTTGCCATATTATCATCCTACGATAATGCCAGTAATCACCGGCTGGAGAGTTGTGGTGTTCAGGACTCGGTCAGCCCCGATGGAAACCAACTTCGAGTCGATGACCGAAGCGGTGGTGATGCTCGACGGTGTGTGACACACAACACCAGGGAGAGGAATATGCGTGACATTCTCCTCCAGAGGACTCGGATATCCGATCTCTGCGAGAGTCAGTGGGAAGAACGGAGCGTTCGTGCACACCACGCCGTTAGGCCGGCGAATGGTGGACTGCTTCGTGCGTAGATCCCTGAGGTTGGGGTCATTGGTGATACGCTGACCCACTCGAATAGCCTCGTTGGCTGGGTTCTGAGATGTAGCTGTGAGGTTCGAGTATGGGATAACCACGAGCACAACGTGGTCCGAAGAAACCCCCGGAGCAATTCCGAACCCGCCAACAACGATCTTTCCCGCGCCTGGCAGATCCCAATAATCGCCCAGGAACAGGTCAGAATATGTATGGTTGTTGAGTATCTGAACCGCACGGGTGTCGAACGTACCCTTGTTCTCCATACGGATGGCGGAGTTACGCTGGGTAAGGCCACCGGGGCGAATAAGGTCCGTCCATGCGAACTGTCGTCCGACAGCCGCGTTTGGCGCGCCACCGATCTTGTTTGCCTGAATTGCACGGGTACCAGAAGGTCCGTCAATCAGAAGGTAGTCTCCCGAAGACACGGCAGACGCCTTGGGTAGGTCTCGTACTCGAGACATCATGCCCTCCTATATACGATCTTGCCGAGAATCGGCTGAGAATTGCTGTCCAGGATCGACGAACCAGCGTGATCCTCGATGGTGTCGAAGCGCATCGTACCGCTCGAGTCGTCACCGAGACGCTGCTTCAGTTCGATAATCTGAGCAGCCATGGCGCTGACAGCATCGCCGCCGATCATGCCCTGAATGTCGTTGAGAAGAGCGTAAGCCTCGTTACGCATAGCCGTAGTGGCTTCGTTATACGCTGCCTGAGCCTCAGCCTTCTGCTCGTTCATGGTGCGATCCCAGCGAGCGAAGATTTCCGTGGCATTGATCGTCTGAAGTGGTCCAGTCACCCACGGCGTGTCACCCGTGCCGATGAGATACATGATGTTACGTGTCTCGATCTTCTGTGCCCCGGAGTTACGGTAGATGTCCGCAACCGGATACTGGTAGACGCCAGCGTCTTGAATCATCGTCTTTCGACGAGGTGTACTTGCTCGGTCACCTTCGACGACCTTGATAGACGCCCGTCGGTTCTGAGTACGAGTATCTACCTCGATGACGATAGTGTCGATTCGGTTTGTGAGGACGTCGGCCGGCGCAAGGTCCAAACGGATCGGTGCGTCGTTCCAAATCCACACATGTCGGAACCAAGCTCTACCGGAGCCAATCTCGACAGTGTTTCCACCGGCGGGAACGACCTTGAACTTTTCTCCGACAGAGGCGAAGACTCCATCCACGATAACGCCGTCGAAGATTGCACCGAACTGCTCAGCGCTATACTTCCGGTCACCGTTGATGGAGTTAAAAAAGCCTGAAGTTACTGCCATTTTGACTCCTAAGACTGCGAACTGTCTTGTTTGAATGTTGGATAGAACTTTACCTCGGAGTTATCCTGTGATTGGATGAACTCGATGAGGCGAGTGGGTACGTTGAAGCCGTTGGCATCCTGAATCTGCACGAGATCACCGATGTTGTAGTCCTTACCGTACACATACATGGTGTGTTCGGAAGTCTCTCCATCGAATTCGATCAGGTGTTGGTTCTCGGACTTGTTGAGCTTCGACGTGCCTTCTTCTCGGAGGTTTGCGCGTACGGTCGCCTCCGGGATGGTGTTGTTGTCTTCATCCTTATCGCGCACAGATGATGCGTTGATGAAGACTTCACGACGGTTCCAGCCTGACGTAGCGCCGCTCGATACGGTTTCGTACTTTCGATCCGCTCCCTCACCAGGACCGCCCACTAGAGCGACGGTCTTAAGCTTCGAGATGTCCGAAGCGTACCTTCCGGAGATCAGATTGTCGAACTTAGGAGAGAAGACCACGAACGGGTTTGTGTTCTGGTTGTAGGACCGATCGGCCCCTTCATCCAGACGAATACGAATTCGACCAGGACCATCGTACAGGAATGCGATGCCCACATGGTGTTTGGAAATCAGTTCGGTGACCGCGGTATAAAGGTTGTCGCCCGTGTATTGGACATCTACCCAGGTTTTAGCCATCTTACCGGTATTGTTAGATTCCCACACAAGCCAATCCATAGCCCGATTTGGATCCGTTGGACTAATCATGTTTTCATGAATTAGAACTCTAACAGCTTCGTGTAGGCTTGTTGGCAACCGTCGCATACCCCATACGATTCGACGAGCCATGAGATACTCCAGACTTCGTCCGGAAATAGTCATCATCGAACCATCGTCTGCATTCGAGTCGATGACAATCTTCTCGATCATCATGATTCGATTGGACATGGAGTTCCAGACATAGCGCCCAATATGAATCTCGAAGTGGTTCTGGGGAGTCAGGGGTAATACGATCTTGAAGTCTCCAGCCTCGAAGAATCGATCCGTCCAGATGGCACTCTTGAAGACATCCAGAATATGCACCTGATTGAAGTTTTCGTCTAGTACACGGAATTCCATATCAGATGCTTTCGTAGATGTTTTCAAATGAGATGATTGCCGAGACGTTATCGATGCCAGTATCTGCTCGGACCGTAATTAAGTTGTCCCCAGGCGTCAGGAAAATCCAATCGGAGTCCTTGTCGAGTGCACTCAGTGCGTTATACACCTTACCATCTCGGTAGGCTCGAACGTACTTGTCACCAACGCCTGAAGAAATGCTGAGCCGATCGCCAGCACGGATAGTTGAACCGAGAAGACGTGCAATCTCATTGGTGTCGATGTTGATCCTTGTCTGCGTCGTAGTATTGTATAGCTTAACGCCTGTAGCAGGACCAAGGAACTGAATATCAACAACCGTGGACGCATCAGCATCGCCTTCGTAGACGACGATCGTTTCACCGGTAGAGGACATCTCACCGAAAATAAGCGTCGGTGAGTCTGCATTCGGGTCCTGGAACTCGAACTCGAATGATGGAGTGGACGTCGTGAAGCGAACCGAGTTCTTACCCTTGGCGGGGTCCCTCAGTCGGAAGAACGGGTTTGGACACACGATCGTAATGTCGGCGCCCTCGTTCTTGCTGAAGATATCGATCTCGTTCTTCTCGACGTGACCCTTGATGTAGGTATGTCGATAGTCTGTAATGAAGTCAAGCGTGATAGGGTGCTTGACACGGAAATAACGAAGCAGGCGATGTCGAACTGCTTCGATGTCGGAGCCTAGGAATTTGAGATTCAGCTCGATGTCTCGAGACTTGATTCTCGACGAATTGAAGAGGGCTCCGTCTGATGTGGCAAAGTTGACTGTGTTGATCGTACCGTCGGCCGGCCCCAAGCCGGAAGCACCCGTTACTGCGATGCCTCCGGCCCAGGGATTGGCCAGGTCCAGCTCAACCGAGTCACCTTTGTCGTTTGTCGCGACAATGGTGTAGATCATACTCTTGCAATCCTAGAGATTGAAGACTTTGTCTGTCGGTAGATTTCTACCTCGTTCAAAGCCTTCGGCGAGTTGTTGTACTGGTTGAACACGACAGTCTTTTGACTGCCATTTTGACTACTCTGCTCTGAAGTTCGAGCACCGATCCCCGACGCAGCGTTCTGAACGCCACGGAAGGACTCGTTACCAAACATCGAGCGCAGGTCGTCAGCCCCTGCCTTGGCCTCAGAGAGGTCGAGCACGGGTGTGATGACGGGGTTGATGTCATCGGAGATCTCATCCATGTCAATGGAAGAGACGATGTCGCGGAACGCCTCGTCAAACTCCTCCGCAGTACGGGTGACCGCGTCAACAGCCTTGACTGCTGTGTCGGTCCAACCGATCTCAAGACCCTTGGCCGCCCAGTAACCTGTGCGCATGAAGGCCTTAGAAGGAGAGTGAACTTGGAGTTCCGCGTTGGCGGCTGCGAGCATCGCTGCGGCTGTCGAACGAGCCATCTCCACCAAGGCTCCTCGCTGGTTTGTGAAACCGATGCGAAGGCCTTCGGCCATCCAGTAACCAGTCTGCATTGCAGAGGAGTAAACCGAATTACTGAGGTTGGAGAGTCCGTTAGACAGAGCGCTCATCATGTCAGACACCAGATTGTTGATGGCCGATCGGACCATTCCCGTGACACGAGTGAGTGCCAGCGAAATATGCCCTGCTAGGGAGAGCATACCAGCATAGACCATCGGCTGACCGAGTGCCATGCGACCGACGAATGTTGTGAACAGCGTCATGACCAACATGGTTATAGAAATAACCATCTGTGGCGTTGCGGCCTGGAGTCCTGTAGTAATGTTCTGAACTACGGTGGTACCGAGGGTCTGGAACATTACACAGGAAGCCAGAATTAACGGGATACACGACGAAATAGCAGTAGTAATACTATTAAACGCTGTGGATACCGTAGTACCCAACGCTGTCGCAACCGTTGTGAACGTCGCAGCAGATGTCGAGAAGCTGGTGATGGTCGGATTCATGCGCCCCAAAGCGGCATTAAGCTGGTCGATCCCAGAAGAGAACGCCATACCAAGGAGGGGCGCCACTGCCATTGCAGCTAGACCACCGATTGCAAATGCTAGCAGCCCAACACCGGCCAAAGCCAAACCGGTACCAAACAACATCATGCCGGGACCAGCAATTGTAGCGGCGCCACCAATAGCCGTGATCGCTGCCGCCAACTTGGCGGTGGCCACCACGCCGATCTGGTCAGCCTGGTTGATCGCCTGGATAAAGGGTTTGATCGCCATGGTCATGATACGCATACCAATTCCACCGAGCATCAAACCCATACCCATCATAAGCAATCCGGCTCCCAACGCAAGAGCAGCTGGAGCTGCAAGAAGACCCGCAACAGCGAATGCTATCAATCCGGCTGTCATTTTGACGATTGTCGAACCACTGACTGCCCCCGCAGCAATCAGAGCTGTGACAAGCATACCCATACCGATGCCGAGCATCAACACACCCACTCCTGCGAGCAGACATGCCGCTCCGATAGCAAGAATAGCTACCGCAAGGATAGCCAAACCGGGAGCCACCATCTCAGCAAGGAACCCAGCCACTAGGAGAACGCCGAGTGCTACCGCGAGCGCCACAATTGCAATGGCCAATCCTTCGAGACCGATCCCGGCCAGAATGGCTAGACCAGCCGCGAGCGCGATCACCGCAATCGATAGGATCAGCATTGCCGCTGCGCCACCAACACTACCCTGAGCGAGCATTGAAATCAATGCAAGTCCGAGCATAGTGCCGAGAAGCGCTGCGACTGCTACCGCAATGGCTTCCCACGGGTATTCGGCGAGCATTGCGATGGACGAAGCAATGATATACATTGTTGCCGCCAAGGCAATCCACATAACTGCTTGTGCCACGAGTTCTGAAGGTTCCGTCAGGTTGGCCATTAGCATCACAATTGCCGCAAGAACGCCTAGAATAAGCGCAGTTGCGACACCGCCCTGAATCAGAGAAGACTGATCCAAAGCGCCGAGTTCTATGATGGCCTTACCGATTTGCGCAACCGCATAGGCGATAGCCAAGAACACGCCACTTGCAAATGCCGTGGTTAGACCGCCGGCCGACTGCGTCAGCTTAACCATAACCATCATCGCAGCCATGATAAGCATGGTAGCAATGGTGCCATTTTGAAGCTGACTCTGTTCCAGACTACCTAGTTCCGCAACGGTCTTTCCAATAAGATAGACTGATCCAGCAATGGCAACAAACGTCAATGCCTGACCGAATCCACCCTTGATCTTAGAGAACCTGCTGAATAGGGTGAGCGCGCCAATGATCACTGCTGTAGCCACGGTACCCTTAATAAGGGCGTTGGTTTCCAGGGATCCGAGCTCGGCAACGGACTTTCCTAGAATATACACCGCAGCGGCTACACCGACCATCTTCAACAGTGATCCTGTTTTAGCGCCCTTGCCCTTGCCGGCAAGACGAGTCATTGCCGTCATGGCACCGATGAGTACAACGATAGCCGCAGTACCCGAAGCCATCTGAGCGGGTGATAGCTCTGCGATGGATGCAACTGCCTTGGCGAGAATCTTAACCGCGATTGCCATACCGAGCATCAGCATGACGTTCTTGGTAGCCTTCTTGCCGGCACCGTTCATAGCTCTAGTCATTGCCACCATCGCACCAAGGAGTGTGATAACAGCAAGGCTAGACGCTATGAGTGATTGCGTATCGACATCCGCAAGGTACTTCGCTGCGATCGACATGACAAAGACCGCACCCGCCATGATAAGCAAAGCACCAGCCAACATCATGACCTTCTTGGGATCCTTAGCGTACTTGTCCATGATCGTAAGACCACCGACAAGTGCCGCCATAGAAGCTCCCATAGCGCCGACAGATCCTGCCAGGGCCGTGAGAGGTATAAGAGACATCACCAGAAGTGAAAGAGCGAGAATACCGATAGCTCCAGCAATCTTGATGAGAGCCTTAGCCTTCAGATCGTTCTCGAAACCCTTAAGAGCTCCTTGAACAGACCCTAGGGCGTTTCCAAGACCTCGACCGATCGATCCAAAGGAATTGAACATACCTTGGACGGACTTAAACACTCCCTCTGTGGACTTGCCAATGTTCTCGAAGGACTTCAAGACCTTAACGATACCAGCAAATACAGCTGCGAGACCACCAATCTGTACGGCGTCCTTTAGCATATCACCGATGTTGAGGTTTGAGATCCAGTCGACAAACTTAGCTGTGGCGTTCTTAATCGAATCCCAGATATGCGTACCGGTACCCGCCTTGTTGAGGTCCCGCTTGAAGAAGTTAGAAATAGCCTGAGACATTTGGGAAATAGCCCCAGTCACGACACCAACCGCGGACTTCCACTTCTCAACAAATTTGGAGATCCAAGAGCCTCCTTCTCCAGAAGACTCTGACTTCTTGAAGAAGTTCGAAATGGTAGTTCCGAAAGACTCAAGTGTCGGCCTAATGTTTTCGAGCTTAGACTTGAGGCCATCGAAGAATTTGTTGATTGCCTCTACGGCCTTCTTAGCCCCTTCAGCAGCACCATTCCACTTGGCGAGCTTTTCACTGAAAGAACCCAGGCTATTTCCGATCTCATCAGTCTTCAGCATTCCAAATGCCTTACCGATGAACGAGAGTGCTCCTCCGACAACCGCCCCCAAAACCTTAAAAGCAGATACTACGATCTGGGCTCCAGTCTTAAGGACTGCGAAGACAGTCTTGGCGATATTTCCAATTGTTTGAAGAGTCGCCTCGCTAGGCTTCATGGAATCCATGAGATTCTTGAAGCCTTCAGAAATGGACTTGAGGTTTTCAGCCGTAACCGGTGGGAAAATCTCGTTGAAGGCATTACCGATTGTAGAAATAATGCTCGAGAAGGTGTTGAACGCGGAAGACAGTCCGTCAATAATGTCCTTACGTCCGCCGAGATCTACCCAGCCCTGGAGTAGGTTGTTTCGAGCGTCGGACATGGCGTCAACCATCGGAGAAATGACATTGTTGATGTTCGTGAACAGCTCGGAAGCTTCGTCGAAATTACCGAGGAGGATTTCGAAGGTCTTAGCCCATCCGGAGCCTACAGTTTCCTGAATGGTTCCGACGAGCTGAGTGAAGGTTCGAACCTTAGTGGCCGCCTCTTCAGCGTTCTTCTGCTGGACCTGGAACTGCTCGATCTGAGCATCCGTAAGTCCCATCTCAGCCATGGTAGCGGCGTCAATATCGCCAGCCATGATCTGAAGGTACTTGGACATGACGTCTGCTGTCAGCCAACCCTTAGAAAGACTCTCATTAAAGTCTTCCTGGACCTTAGATGCTGAGACTCCAGACTTACTGAGAGTCCCCATAGCGTCAGCGATCTGAATAAGACCTTCCTGCATGTTCTTGTTGCCCATGCCGGCGTTGGTTAGGGATCTCCAGTCCATCAACTTGATCTCGCCAGCGGAGAGCGCCTGCGAGAGCTGATATGCAGCATTAGCTGCTGCCGAAGATGTGGTACCCGAAGCTGCTGCAGCATTCGAGAAACCCTTAATCATGGAGGCAGACTCTTCGACGCCCAGACCTGCGTTCGTGAAGAGACCGATGTTATGAGTCATCTCCGCGAAGTTATAGATGGTCTTGTCAGCGTAGGTATTCAGCGTATCCAGAGCACTGGTAACCTGAGAAAGGGTGGTACCCTTGGCAGCGGTGTTCGCCAGAATTGTCTGAATAGACCCCATCTTGGTCTCATACTCTCCGAAACCGTCCATGATGGGTTGCATCGTGAATGAGTTGAGGAGAGTTGCTCCAGTGGCGATCGCCTGAGAAGCGATATTGCCAAGTGCAACAGCAGCAGCGCCCGCCATGACACTAAAGCCATTCGCGACGGTCTTCGGTGCCTCGGCAAGTGCCCCCAGATTAAACCGATTAGCTCGGCCTTCGACATCGTCTAGACCTTTGGTGGCGCCCTTCATCTCCAGAGCCTTATTGAGCTGCTCTAGAGATTTCTGGGAGCTTTGCACGCCCTTGGCGAACTGGGCATTGTCAAACTTAAGGCTTACGACCTTATCCTCAATGGATGTTGACATTACTTCACCGCCCTTTCAATGGCCTTCTCGATGTCGTCGAATACGGGTTTGATCGCAGGATTGATATAATCTTGGCCTACGACATAGCCTCCGGTTCCGGTACCGTGACCGTATTGGAGACCTATAGCTACCGGGAACCCGTTAACTATGTTGGTATTGTACCACTCGATCGTTACTGAATTAGAACTACGCTTAATACGATAGTCCCACGATCGAGCAGTCAAACCACTCTCTGCGGGGGTGGCTGAAGCCAGGGCAGCTACGCCTCGACGTCCAAGCGAGTCTAGAGTACTCGCTAGGTTACCTTTGGCTAGTTTGTTCAACCACCGTTCAGTCTGTGCGTAGCTGCCCCGAACTTCAATCGATGCCATTTTGACATCAGCTCCAGAGAGTTCCGGCCTTGAGGGCGTCCTGGAGGGCGATACCAGTGCGGAGACCGAAGTAGCCGTCGCACGTGAGATCGTAGCCAAGGCCACGGAGGTGCCACTGCAGGGCGGTGATGGTCTCGACACCTGCAATGCCGTCGACCTCGCACTTCAGCTTCTCCTGGAGAGCCTCAATGACCGCCGAGCCAGCTTCGGGCTCGTGCACCCACTCCCAACCAGTGCCGGCAGCGGGGAAGTAATCCTCGTTGTCGATGTCCTGATCGGAAACGATGCCGTCAGCGGGAGTTCCGAGGGAAGCCTGGAGCGCGTAAGTGACTGCACGACCCCAGTAACCGTCAGTCATCGCATTCGCGTCGCTGGCTGAGGTGTCTTCCTCAGCACCGCCCTCTGCACCCCAGTCGGGGCGAAGGACGCAGTCGATACCGTAGTAGCGCTGGCGACGCCAGACGCCATTACCGGCGGACTGAGAGCCTGCATTGGAAGACGAGGTGTTGCCCTCGATGGTCTGAAGCCATCCACCACCGAGATTGGCTTCGATGATACCGACATGGTCGGTAACGCCGTCTTCGTCCCAGTCGTACAGGACGACGTCGCCGCGCTGTGCGTCATCGATCGACACCTTGCGCATACGGCCCTTGGTGACGTCGGTGTTGTAAGAGAAGCCTCCGATAGCACCGACAATGCCGGCCATGTCGAAGACCATCGAGACGAAGCACATGCACCAGTAGATGTCCGTGGACGGACCTGCCAGCCAGGGCTGGTTCATCTTGTTGGCGCAGTATCGACCTGCTTCCGAACCCGGCTCCGGGTCGTCCGGAGCGTAGTACCCGATTCGGTAGGCTGCGTGATTGAGAACCTCATCGATCTTCGACATCAGGAGACCTTCCCTTCGAAGATTTCGCGATCGTGGTCCTCGTGGGGATCCGGACCGGGCGCAATCTGCGCATCGGCGGGGATCTGAGGGTCATTATTGCCCATTATCCACTACTTCCTGCCCGAGCTCGTCGGGCTCTATTCAGTGCGGCACGCTGCGATGCAGCGCTCTTAGCGTTTGTCTTCTGACCGGCGGCCTGTTTTGCATTACATATTCGGATCAGCATGAGCAAACGGTTCAGGTGCCACTCCTCAGCCTCAAAAGGAATTTGGAATGCCACCATGTAGTAGTAGATCAGGTCTGAAGTCATCTTCTCAGAAGACTTAGCCTGACCCGGTCGTGAAAGCATGGTCGATGCAGTCATCGGGTCCGAGATATACGCCTTAATTGACTCTACCTGCGAACGAGTAAGCCGATCCAACATAGCGGGAACGTCTTGTTGACCCTCGGCCATGCACTTCACGTAATCCAATACCTCTTCAACCGAGGACGGAGGACGATCAACGAAGGATCTCTTCCATTTTGATTCCCAGCGTACAACCGATAGGAGGTTGTGCATAAGCGTTAGCTGGGCAGCCGGGAGAGTCGTGAACTCCTCCGTCTCTCGGTCGAAGAGGTCGTGCTCGGGAAAGTCGAGCACTAGAATGAGGTTACTCACGCGAGCAGCGCGAGAACCTCGTCCGGCGTGAGCAGCGTGGGTTGACCGGACTCGTCGCCGTAGAGCTTCGCCTCGACCTTCTTCAACTTCTCAGTAGGAACCTTGGTCGAGTCGATGATGAGCTCCGCGGTGGGCTTGCGACCCTTGACGGGGATCGGGGTGGTCGAGCACTCCCACGAGAACGAGATGGCCTCGGGAGAGTCGGACACCGTCGCATAGGCACGCTCGGAAGGAGCTGCAGTCGCGTTGTACACGATGTGCAGCTTGTAGCCTGCCTCGGAATCCTGGTCGTTGCCGACCTTGGTCGAGTAGCAGAACGCGAACTTGGCACGCTCCTGCTGGCCGATGAAGACGCCGTCAGAGATCATAGCGGTACCGTCGCACTCGGCGAACTCGTCGGGGTACGTCACCGCTTCGATTGTGAACTTCAGCTCTTCGGCCGAGATCAGATCCAGGTACTTGATGTCGTCCGCGTAAGTTGCGTTCGACTCAGCACCCTCGGGCGACATGGTCACGGTCGTAAGGCCGTTCCACGCGACACCGTTCTTGTAGTTCTTGGTTGTCTTGTCGTACTTGTAGAGTACGCCGTGACGAACACCAGTCTCGTAGACGTGCTCGCCAGTCTTGTCCCACACCAGTGCGGTCATGGTCACTCCTTAATGTCGTAGATGTTGAACACGAAGTGGTTCAACGTATCTGCAGTGTAGTGTCGTTCGAACTCAGAATGAACCAACGACGCCAGGGCATCGAAGACGGGGTCATCCGGGTTCTTGGTGATTAGCGTCACCCGATATCGCCGATTCTGGAGGTAGCTCCTATTGTCGGCGCGTTTTTTCACAACCCTATCGAGTTCGTAAACGATGGCAGGGTATGCCATTTTGATGTCACTAGGGGGTTGGAAGTAGATTCGGTAGTCTGGTGCAATGGACTGAAGTCTAGTGTGGAATTCGTCACGCATTATAACTGCCTCCGACGGTCACTAGAATCCGAGGTCGCTGAAGTTCTACCGATGTAGCAGCCCACTTGACCCCTCGCCATTCGATGTATCGGATGTTGAGGAAGTTGTCAAGTGTGTACGGGTCCGCGATGAACGAAAATGTGTTGCCCATAGAGAGCCCAGGGACCACGGGAGAAGTGTTCATGCGCCTAGTTAGACGAATGAGATCTCCTCTGCAGTCCCTGGGCTCGATGGTCTCCTCGAAGACCCCGAGGGACGTCTCGCTCACCGTGGCGATGCCGACACGTCCTGAGAACTTCATCCGAGATTAGCTGTCGGAGTCGAAGTACCGGTGACGACCATGGCCGACTTGACCTTAGTGAGCGCACCCGAGACGCGCGTTTCCAGCAGATATTTCTGCTGGTTGAAATCGATGTCGAAATCATCGAACATCGTAACTTCGCCGCCCTTGTCGGTACCAACGTTGTAGTCGGACAGGTTGACGATGATGGCCAGAACGTCCTTGTCGTTCGCTGCGCCGGTCTTCAGACCCTTCATCTGCGGAACGTCGACGATGGACGTGACGCCAAGGCGATCAGCGAGCGCCTGCTTCGTCGGGTACAGGTAGTGATCCTGCTTGTCCTTGAGCAGGAGCATGTCGGTCACGAAGGACTTGGCGCAGAACAGCGTGGGGGTACCAGTACCCTCGAGATCGTCCTGAGCACGGATGAGTTCGTCGATGATCTCTGCAGTGGTCTTGGTTCCGAGATCCTTCTTGATGCAGTAGAGGTCATCCTCCTTGAGGATGGGACGAATGTTCTCCTCGTTGATCTTGTCGGGATCGGAGTTGGAGCGACCATCGCCGATCAGGATGGCGCGAGCGAGTTCCTCGTCCAGCTTGTTGCGCATCTCCGCCTTGACCCAGGCGATGACGTCGAAGTCGGTGATGTCCAGCAGGTCATCGCGGTCGAACTTCTGCTTCTTGTAGATGGTCGTCGGGCCAGTGGTGCGCTTCAGAAGCTTGAAGACCTCTTCCTTCTTGCGCGAACCGGTGATGTAACCCTTGGCTCGGGCCTCATCCGCCGTAATATCGGCCTGCATCGACTTGATGCGGGTGAAGGGCGTGTGGTGCGTGCCGTTCAGGACCGGCTTGACCCAAGACTGATCGCGGTCGATGAAGGCCGGCGGGACGTCGAGGTTCTTGGCGTCGGGGAACAGAAGATCGATGTTGGAAATACCGTAGGTCTTCTCGGCGTGAGCGATGTCCGCGTGCGTGAGACCGTTGGATTCGGCGACATCCATGAAGACGTCGCGAAGCGAGTTTGCACCTCGACGAGAAGCGTCGGTGAACGCGTCAACGATAGCCGAGTGGAACAGGGTATCGGTGTCGTTATGGGTGTCGTCGTTTTCGAAGATGTTGCTGTGTGCCACGGGGGCTCCTTCCTGGTCGGACTCATCAGAGTCAGTAGCTCCCTCAGCGGCCTTTCCGATGAGGAACATAAGGACGTCCTTCTGCTCGTCGTTCATGGAGTCGACGATGTCCTGGACGGTCTTCTCGCCCGAAGACGAGGTGTTGGAATCAGATGCGTGGGAAATGTGTTCTCCGGTCATAATGTATGCCTCATCTGTAGACTCGTAGGTGCCATCGCCGTGAGCGAGGGCAATGTTTTCGATCTTGGCACCGGGATTAGCGCCAGACAGGACCAGAGAAACCTCAACGATGTTGCCGTGCTTGACATCTCCGCCACTCTGGGTTAGCTTGTTTGCGAAAATAGACATGGAGTCCACATCGCCGTGCTTCAGAAGCTCCTTTGCGTGAGCTGCTGCAGGGGTTTCGTTGAAGAAACCGTAAGCGTAAACGCCTTCGGAACGATTCTCGAGCTGGACATGACCAAGCACGTTTTCGAGATTTGCGTGACCGTGCTGCCAGACCAGGGGGACAACATCTCCGTCGTTATCGGCGAAGGCGTTGTGCCGGATGGTCCTGCCGTCACTGCATCGAATATCGTTCTTGGTAGCCCAACCTGAGAAATCAAACGAATTCGTCATTCTCTTCCTCTTCCATTGGATCATCGGGCGGAGGTTCCGAACCTTCGTCCATTGGGTTAATGTTGGGGTTGCTGAGTGAGTCTCCGACCGGTTCCTCACTTCGAGGGAGTCCAAGATATGAACGAACCTCGTTTGGTGTCATGATCTGGGTAGTGACCATGCTCTGTGCGATCTCGGAGACCTTGGCGATCGATACATTCTGGAATGGATCCCTGAAGTACTTGACCGTCTGTCCTTGAGATCGCGCAGTCTTGGTTATGAACGTCTTTGCCATGCTGGCTGTAATCTCGGCGATGATGGGTTCAATCGTGCGATTATAGTAGTTAAGCATGGTTTGTTCATCCGCAGTGCCGTTGAACACGGCTTCTGGCATACCGAGAGTGTTGTACAGCTGCTGAGTCAGATACTTGATCTGCTCGAGCAGGTTGTTCTCCGCAGGCCTATTAAGCTGAGTGAACTTCTCAGCGGCGTCCATGTATGCGATACCGAACTGACCATTGGATAGCTGCTTCTCGACATCCTTCATCCGCTTTTCAGCTTCTTCTCTACGCCGTTCGGTTCGAACTGTGTAGGGAAGCTGAACGATAAGATCGAGTTTCTTACCGGCAGCAGCATTGTCAATCGTATCCAGGATACGAAGCTTCGAGCTGAGTCTCGAAGCCAGTGACCCCTTATTGGATGTGATTGCTCCCAGCGGATTTTGGACGATCGAGACCAATCGCTTAGGTAGTTCGACCTGCTCTCGATTACCCGTCAGTTCATTATAGACATCTACCACTACGGAAGTTGTCTTGAATTGAGCGACTCGTCCAACCCTTAGCGTATATACGTCATACGCATTAGATCCCACTGGCGATGAGGAGTACTCCGTCGGTACGACGGCCGCAACCCCTTCTTCTAGGATGGTCAGGCACAGATCTTGGATAAATGACCGAGGGGTCTGATCTACGTTCGGCGCTACTGTGAGACAATCGTTCAGACCTGTAGGCAGGTCTTCCATATACGTATTGTCGTAGTCACACCGAACATGCCTGATACCAATCTTAGAAACGTCGACCGCGATCTGATTGAAAATCGTGTCGATGATGTTGGATTGCGGAATATACCGGAGAGGTGTCCTCGTCATTGGTGCACTGGAACGAAGTTCGACGCTGAAAGGAGACTCTGTAGTCTCGGGATTCATGAACGCGTTCCATGCGTGTGCGAGACGACCCATGTCACCTCCTTTCTATTCGTACTCATCACGGTTCTGTTTATATGCGACAAGTGCATCCATCATAGCCGCGACCGCGTCAATCTTCTGATCAGCGCGCTTCTTGTATAGTTTACGGTTACCGTTGGTATCCGAAATCACGATACAGTTACCCATGGCGTACGACATGAGCTCCTGATCGAAATGGAGGTGTCGATCTTGAGCAAGTGCTTTCAGCTCACCAAGAGGGACTGACTCCGTCTTAGCGCCCTGGATGACCTTGACGATACCGTACTCACCATGTTCGGTGCCCCATCGCATGATGAAGTCCTTGGCATTGTATGGGTCAAAGCCGACAGATCGAACATCGAATTCGTTATCTTCGATGAACGATACGACGTCGTCATAGACTTCCATCATATCGAGGATGGTACCGTCCAAGACTCGAAGCGATCCCTCTCGGATGAAGTGCTCGTACTTCTCTCTGGCTGCACCAGGAAGCTTGAGGTGTGTTCGTGACGAGATGTAGCATCTAGTCTTAACGCCAAAGCTGTCCGCGGTCAGAGGGAACAGGAATGTGAATGCACAGAAGTCATCACCCTGTGAAAGGTCCAGACCCATAGAGCATGGCATCCCCCAGAACTCCCGTTTCCGTTGAGGAAGCGTTTCCTGGTATGTGAAGAAGTAGGTGTAACCTTCCATTGGGATCCCGAATCGCTTAGCCAGGATATCGTTCCGGGCTTCTGGGACGTTCTCAGCACGATTCACATCTCGCTGATAAGTCTCATATGATACGGTCTGTCCGATGTTCGGCTGAGCCTTCATCCACATGTCAGGATTACCAACCTCACTCACATCATCCAGCCTGTAGTGCCAGATAGACGTGTGTGGGTCGTAGTACTCGCCCTTCAGTATCTTCGCAAGTTCCATTTTGATGCTATCGCCAACGGAGTTACGAACGGTACCTTCGGAAGAGATCGCGACGATCATCCAGTCATCGACTTTGGATGCGCCCTGCTCTAGAGCACCGACAACGTCCTCTCGAACGTCACCTGACAGCCATTCGTCGATGGTGTTGATCTTGGTTCTGAGTCCTTGGAGCTTGTCAATGCGCATTGGACGGACCTCGACAAGAGAGCCGTTGAGGAAGTTCTCAACGCCTTTCTTTGTCGAAGCAAGCTGCTGACGCATAGCCCTATTACCCGTGGTATTCTGCAAGGAACCTACGGTAAGGAACTTGAACAGAGGACCTGGGGCTCTAGCCACGGCGGTGCGCATCGGAGACAAGGTCTCTTCTGCCTGTGCCATGGTCGGCGCTGTCGCTACCTGGTGCGTAGACGAGGGATCGATGTTCAAGAAGTATGCGTGCAAGAATGCTGCATACATAGACTTGGCGGCTCCTCGAGCGACGATCAGGTATTGTTTGTTAACGAGTCGCTTCTTGATACGCTTAGTGACATAGCGTCCGCCATGCCCGTCTTCGTAAGGCTCGTACACACTTAGTTCTTCGAAGTAGAACCATGACAGAAGCGACTCCGCCCACAGTTTGAAGGATGGGAGCATCCTAACTGGGGAACCATCGGTCAGAGTGAGTTCCGATTCGCAGTAGCTGATAAAACCATCGATAGCGGTACTATCGTAGTAGTACCTAGGGTTCTCGATCAGCTGATCGATCCTATTCATCTCTTTAGAGACTTCCTGACATACAGGAATGTCTCCTCGGATTACTGCATCACGGAACTCCGCATAGTATTTCGGAGTTTCTGTGTTGGACAACATGTCAGATCTTGATTCCAGCAGCTCTGAATTGGTCGTAGAAATCCTTATTGCGCTGTCGTTCGGCGGCCCACCTAGCGCTAGAGCGAATACCGTCGATACTGGTCTTTCGGATCTTGTTGTATACCTTGGTTCCTGCAGCGTGAGCTCGGTCTTTAATAACCGAGTTCGCTGGAATGACGCCTAGAGCTTGACCACCCTTAAATAGAGCGGCAGTAGCCAAGATACCAACGCCGACATTCCGGTAGTTCCCGAGTGCTACATTCTTAGCTCCTCGAGCGGCCTTGCCGGCACCCTTTACAGCGTCAGCACGTCCTCGCTTAGAACGAGCCTCCTTACCGCGCTTTTCCCAGTCGGTATTGGCCACATGATGATCGAATGCCTTCTTATACGAAGGATCCTTAGAACGCTGGTTAACCTTAGCCTTGATCAGCTTCCGTCGATTACCAGCGCCCTCGCCGTAGTACATCTTGGCTCGAGTAAATTCCTTGGCGTCCTTCTTAGCAGCACGGTTGGTGGATCGAGATACNGCGCATACCCTTAACGCCATAATGGGCGAGTTCAAGTTCGATACTCAAGATACACCTCCTCACAGCTTGATGTCGTAGATGCCCGTCTTCGCGTACTTGTTGTACATATTGCGAACCTTAAGGTTGTCGCTGGAAGCCAGCTTCTTCTTCACGTGCTGATAGCCGACAGCACCAGCAACGGCGATAACGCCGACGGCCACGTTTCCAGCAACGCGACGAGTCTTCCAGCGATTAGGATGCTTCTCTTCCTTGCGGGCCATCTTTTGGGTCTTAGCATCGCCAAGGCGCTTGGCAGCATCAACGCCCTTACCCTCCCAGCGCATCTGCTTGCGGAATTCCTTCTGTCGGGCCTTTTCGTAAGCAGCCTCGTGTTCGGTACCCTTCCACTTCTTGTTGCGCTTACGGGTACCCTTGGTGGCGCGATTTGCTACGCCAACGAACATGGTTTCGTTTGTACGAATCTGACTGCGGGCTGTGGCTCGTCCGGCCATCTTGGCCTGCATCCGGCGAACGCCCCACTTCATGCCCTTGACGCCNCTTCATGCCCTTGGCACCGTAGTGGGCGAGTTCGTCATCAACGAATGTGATTCTTGTAGGCATGATCCAATCCTGTATAGTTAGCGAGTAAAGCTAGAGAGCCGTACGTCAGAATACGCATTGTAGACGGGCTTTGCTTTCTTGTTCGTAGCAGCCATATTATTCATGACTACTTGGTATCCCACAACCCCCGCTGCCGCGATAACACCAACCGCAGCTCTACGGTATTTCCAGCGATTTGGATGCTTCTCTTCCTTACGGGCCATTGCTTTGGTCTTTGCATCTCCGGATCGCTTTGCAACCTCGATGCCCGTACCTGACCACCGCATGTTCCTTCGGTATTCTCGCTGCTTCGCCTTCTCATAAGTAGCTTCGTATTTGTGCCCGCGCCACTGTTTGTTAAGGTTTTGCGTTGTTTTGGTAGTCGCATCTCGAGTAGCGGTATACGGGGTGTTATACCCTAGGATTTGGCTCTTGGCGGCCATCTTCCCAGCAATCCTAGCATGGACCTTACGCGTACCCCACTTCATACCCTTGACGCCGTAGTGGGCTAGTT